AGTCAGAGTGGCTGGTGCTGGTGTAGCAAGTCAAACACCATCATTCAAAGATGCAACAAGTTTACGTCAAGAATATCAAAGTATGCCAGCCGTTAAGTATTACGGTGAAATGAAAAATGCTTATGACCAAATTAAAACTGGTTTAGAAGCAACTTCTCCAGCAGGTGATTTAGCTGCGGCAACTAAATTTATGAAATTGCTAGACCCAGGTTCTGTAGTGCGTGAGTCTGAATTAGGCATGGCTATGGCAGCAACTGGATTGCTTGATAGAGCAACTAATTACTTTAACTTGTTATCTAGCGGTCAAAAACTATCACCAACACAACGTAAAGACTTCTTAAACGTATCAACCAAATTGTTTAATGCAGCTAAAAATACTAAGTCATCTATTGAGAATCAATATAAATTTATATCTAAAAAAGGTGGATTAGACCCAGATTTGGTAGTTGGCAATGCATTTACTAGAACTGAAGCTGATATTCTTAATGAATATGGGGTGGTGCGATAATGGATGAAATTGATAAACTAAAGAAAGCATTAATTGAAGCTGATAGAAAAGGCGATACTGAAGCAGCTCTATTATTTGCAGAAAAAATAAAAGCATTACAGCCAGTTGAAGTCGTAGCAGAACCAGCATTTGAGTTTTCAGCTAAAACAACTGCTCAAAATATCCCTGCTAGTGCAGCAAAATATGGTGCTAGTTTAGTTGAGCCTATTTTAAGCCCGATTGAAACTGCTAAAAACATTAGTAACCTAGCATTAGGTATAGCAGAAAAATTAGTTCCAGGCAGACAACAAGCTGAAGCATACCCAGAAGCCATTATGCAATATGGCGCACAAAAATACGGTAGCAAAGAAAACTTCTTAAAGTCTTTACAAGCAGACCCAGTTGGCATTTTAGGTGATATATCTGCCATGCTTACTGGTGGTGGTATGCTTATGCCAAGAGTAGGTGGAATAGTAAGTAGAGTTGGCGCAGCCGTTGAGCCATTAAATGTTGCTAAGAATGTTGCAGGTTATGGTGTATCTAAATTAGCACCAACAACATTAGCACCTAGAATGTATGAAAGTGCAGCAAAGTTTTCTACTGCATTATCTCCACAAGAACGTGCAAAACTTACAGAAACTGCATTAGAACAACAATTAATGCCAACTGCTGAAGGTGTTGCTAAAGCTCAAAGCAAAATTACAGATTTAGGCAATGCGATTGATACATTAGTAGATACAGCAACGCAATCAGGCGCATCAATACCTGCATCAGAAGTTTTTAAATACTTAAACGATGTACGTAGTAATCTTGGTGGGCCAAAACTTGAAGCTGCTAAAGATTTACAAGATGTCAATAAAATTGCTAGTGACTTTGCCAAATATCTTAAAAAGATTAAAAAAGATACATTAACACCACAAGAATTACAAGAATTCAAAACTGATGCTTATAAACGCATTGATTATGATAGAGGTTCTGAAAAAGCATCCATAGCTAAAGAAGAAACATATAAAGCTATGTCAAAATCGGCCAAAGAAGCATTAGAAACACAAATACCTGAAATTGGCGCATTAAATAGACAGCAAGGTGCATTATTAGAGTTATTACCACATTTACAACGTAGTGCTGGTCGTATTGAAAATAGAGATTTTATGGGTATTGGTGGTGGCATTAAAGCTACTGGCGGTCAAGCATTAGCTGGCGATATTGGTGCAACCGTAGGTCTTGGTCAATCTATATTTGAAATGCCTAAAGTTAAATCAAAAGCAGCATTAGCATTATATAAAAAACAAAAACAAGGACTAGGAATGTTTGCTGATAATAGCATTAGAAATGCTTTGATAAGACAAATGCTGTCACAACAAGGGCAATATAATAACAGTCTACCTAGCTTGTTAGCTCAAGACCCATTCTTGCAAAGATTACAAGGGAAATAATTATGGCAAAAACCAAGATAAGCGAGTTTAGCTCCACACCAGCCTTAAATACCGATATAGATGGTATTAACATTGGCGAGGGGATGCTACCTTCAAACGTAAACAACTCATTCCGTGAGTTAATGTCGCAATTAAAGAACCAGCAAGATGGTTCAGATGGTAGTGACTTTACTGTAGGCGGTAACTTAACTGTTACTGGCACTACAACTCACACAGGCGCAGAAACCCACACAGGCACACAGACATTTAACGGTGCAGCTAACTTTAATGGTGCTGTTACCATGGCTTCTACTGCTAACCTAGGTACTAATGCTACTGTAGGTGGTGGTACTGTCAATAACACGGTAATTGGTAACACGACAGCTCAAGCTATCACCGGCACAACGATAACGGCTAATACAGGCTTTGTAGGCGGTTTAACAGGCAACGTAACGGGTAACGTAACGGGTAATGTCACAGGCGCAGTTGTAGGTAATGTTACAGGTAACGTAACTGGTAATTTAACTGGCAATGTAACGGGTAACGTCACAGCAGTTTCAGGCACATCTACATTCAATAACGTACAGATTGATGGCACATTAGATATGTCATCAGGCACAGTAGGCACTATTACTGGTCTAGCAACACCTACAAACGCATCTGACGCAGCAACTAAAGGCTACGTTGATACTAATGACGCATTAAAACTTAACCTATCTGGTGGCACAATGTCTGGTGCTATTGCCATGGGTACAAGTAAAATCACAGGTTTAGGTGACCCAACAAGCGCACAAGACGCTGCGACTAAGACTTATGTAGATAATGCTGTGCAAGGTTTGGATGCTAAGGCTTCAGCAGTAGCAGGTACGACAGCTAATATCACGTTATCAGGCACACAGACTATTGATGGTGTTGCTGTAATTGCAGGTGACCGAGTTCTAGTTAAAGACCAATCTGCATCAGAAGAAAACGGTATTTATGTGGCTTCAGCATCAGCATGGGCTAGGTCAGATGACGCTAATACATGGACTGAATTGGTATCTGCCTTTGTGTTTGTAGAAGGTGGTACGACCAACGCTGATAGCGGTTGGACTTGTACATCATCAGCAGGTGGTACACTAGGTGTTACAGCAGTTACTTGGGTTCAATTCTCAGGTGCAGGTCAAATCACAGCAGGTACAGGCTTAAGCAAAACTGGCAACACAATTAACGTAAACACAGCATCATCAAGCCGTATTGTTGTAGGTGCAGACGAAATTGACTTGGCTACGACTGGTGTTACTGCCGGCACATATAAATCGGTAACTGTAGACACATTTGGTCGTGCTACTGGCGGTACTAATCCTACTACCATCTCAGGCTTTGGCATTACAGATGCTTACACAAAAACTGAAATTGACACATCGCTATCAGGCAAATTAAACACGACTGGTGGTACAATGTCAGGTGCAATAGCAATGGCCACCAACAAGATTACAGGCTTGGGTGACCCGACTTCTAATCAAGATGCTGCGACTAAGACTTACGTTGATGGCATATTAGGTAGTGCGACAAGTGCTGCTACAAGTGCTGCTGCTGCGTTAGTAAGCGAAAATAATGCCGCTACAAGTGCTTCTAGTGCTAGTGCTAGTGCGACTGCTGCCGCATCTTCCTACGATTCATTTGATGACCGTTATCTAGGTGCTAAGGCTTCAGACCCATCTACCGATAATGATGGTAATCCTCTGCTAACAGGTGCGTTGTATTGGAACACCACATCCAATGCTATGAAAGCATGGACTGGTTCTGCATGGGCAGTAACTTACGTTCCATCATCTGGCTTCTTAACGACTTCTGATATTGGCGTAACGGTAGAGGCTTATGATGCCACAATACTTAAATCTGCTTCTATTGGCGCAACTGTTCAGGCTTATGATAGCAATTTAACAAGTTTTGTTGGTACATTTACTCTACCAACTACTGATGGTACAGCAAATCAAGTATTAAAAACAGATGGCTCAGGTAACATTGGTTTTGCAGCAGCTCCAAGTTCATTCGCTACTGGCGATGTAAAGACAAGTATAGACACAACATCTTACACAGCTCCTGACTGGTTGTCTTGCGATAGCTCTCAATACTCAAACTCAACATACCCATCACTAGCGGCTAAGTTGCCTCAGTCAGATTTTCCTTATGAACAAGTTGGTGATTTTGCCCCAAATTCTGTTAAGTATTTAAATGGCATATATGTTGCAGTAGGTAGAGGTATTTGGACTTCCTCTGATGCTGTTACATGGACACTAAGGGTTACTTGTTCTTCCGCTCAAGCTTTTTCAGCGGCAGGAAACGGCAGTTCTACACTTGTTGTTGCAACATTCGGTGGTGTATATACATCTACAAATAATGGGGTTAATTGGACATTTTATTCTATAAACTCTAATTTGCAATTTAATTTTGTAGCTTTTGGTGCAACAAGATTTGTTGTGACATCCGACTCTGGGAACTCTTACTATTCTAGTAACGGTACATCTTGGACTGCAATTACGGGAAGCCCTAACTCATGCCAAGATATGAAGTTCGTAGGGTCTGCATTTATTCTTTGTAATAGTAATGCATCTGGTTCTATTTGGTACTCTACTGATGGCATAACATTTACGCAATCAGGCCCAGCAAGTATTAACTTTAATGGGATAACATTTGGAGCTTCTACTTATGTGGTAGTAGGAAGTGCTGGGGCAATCTATACGGCTACTTCTTTAGGCACTTGGACGTCTCGTTCAGCAGGCTCTACTACATTTTTTGCTGTTACATATGGTGCTACTAGTGGTCAATTTGTTGCTGTTGGAGATAGCAATGGTACTAAAACAGTCATTTATTCTTCACCAACAGGAGTTACTTGGACACTTACAAGTTCAAGTTTAACTCTTGCAACTGCCAGAGCCGTTGCCTCAGATGGTACTAATTATGTGGCAATGACTAATAATTCTGTTTATTACACATCTTCTAATGGTACTAGTTGGACTAATAATTTAAGCGGAATATCAAGAGTTAGCGATAGTGCTAGCCACAGCACTACATTAGAATACAGCAATGGAAGTTGGATAACATTAAATAATAATAACACTATATTTACATCAGCTAATTCTACGACATGGACAGCTAGATTAAACACATCACGTAATGTTTCTATAACAGGAAATTCGTATTTTGCGAAGCAAAAAATAACAACCAATGGAACAATTACTGTTATTCCTGCTACTAATGGCGTCACCACAACAACTGATAATGTGACCTTCACATATCGTGGATTTAACAACATTGTAGCAGTTACAAATAACACTAAACAGGTTGTGTATAACGGAACAAATACATTTGTTGCATTAACTCCTACTGCGGCTATTCCTAGTTATAGTTCAACTGACGGCATAACTTGGACTGCATCAGGTTCAACTATTGCTGATGCTCCGGTATCCTTAGCTACTAATGGTAGTGGTACATGGGTTATAGGAACTTCATCAACTAATGTTTATTATTCCACTAATAATGGCTCTACTTGGACTCAAGTTACATTAACTGGAAATTGCATTTTTGTTGAATACGCTAATGGATATTTTTATATAGCTGGAAATAGCTCTTACTATTATTCTGCTGATGGCATTACATGGAATTTTCTTTCTAGAGCGCCTTGGAGCGGAGCGCCAAGTGGCTCTGGTGTTGTTAATAATATATTATTTGTATTTTGGTCTGGTAACTTAGGGGCAATTCAAAGCCCAACTTCTTCTGGCTACACCTGTAGATTTAGAGGTTCTGCTTTTTCAGCAATTTATGATGTTGCCTATGGAAATGGTGTTTATGTAGCCGTTGGTGCTGGAGCTACAAGTAATGGACCTGCAATAATATGGTATTCTACTGATGGATACACTTTCCATGCTTCTCAGGTAAGAACAACAGGATTTAATAATAATCCAATTATCTATTGCGTTTCATATCTAAATGGTAAATTCTATGCTTTCTCAACTGACAACAATCTTTATACGTCTTCAAATGGTATAAATTGGATTACTACTAAGATTCAGACAGATTATTTAACTGCTACCCCATTTACAATTATATATGCTGGCTCTAGATATGCTGTACTTGGAAATAATTTTGTAGCTAAAGAATCAACAACTACATTCAGAACGCCATTGATTGATAGCACAGCTCCTACATTTATTAAGACATAAAGGATTTTAGTATGGAACAACAAGAATTTGAAATTAGGCATAGAAGAAATATGCTATTATTAGAAAGCGATTGGACACAGGTTGATGATAGTCCAGTAAATAAAGCGGAATGGGCTACTTATCGCCAAGAGTTGCGTGATTTGCCTTTGCAAGCAGGTTTTCCGTTTGATGTAACTTATCCAACTAAACCATAGGACACGTTATGGATGACCAAGATAAACGCCTAGAACGCATAGAGTCCAAAGTTGATAGGATGTCTGAAGCCATTGTGTCTTTAGCACGTATGGAAGAACGCATGATTACGCTATTTAAACGCATGGATTCTTATGATAATAGACAGGAAGATTTGCTTAAAAAGACGCAAGATTTAGAAGTTAAACAAGCATCGTCTTTATGGGTTGAACGAGTTATGTGGGTAGGTGTATCAGCTTTAATATCTTGGCTACTAAAATGAAACAAGTCATGATTAATCGCATAGCATTGTGCGAGAAGTGTCGGCAAGCATTTGTTATCAATGAGCAAGGCGATGAATCAGTATGTGATAATTGTTTAGCGAAAGAAGAACTAACACACGAACTACTAGACTCTGGCGAATTAATCGGACTAATCCATGACTGTGCATAAACTATTTGGTAGCGCTCAAGACTACTTTGAACACATGATAGGCAAGACCATAGAAGAAGTAGGTATATTTGATGGTGAGCTAGTCATATTCTTAAACGATGAATCAGAGGTATGTATATTTGATGATGTAGATGGCTTGGCAATGCAGATAAACGAACGACAAGAATTGGATGGATGATGAAACTATCAGAGCATTTTAATTTAAATGAGTTTACCATATCACAGACAGCAACAAGAAAAGGCATTGACAACACCCCAGCAGCACCTATCGTTGAAAGATTACGCATGGTGGCTAATACGCTTGAGCATATCCGTACTTTATTGGGCAATCATTCCATTCGTATATCTAGTGGTTATCGCTGTATTGCTCTTAATCGTGCTATTGGAAGTGGTGATTCTTCTGCACACGTACAAGGTTATGCCGTTGATTTCACGTGTCCTGGCTTTGGTACGCCAAAAGAAGTAGCCAAAAAGATTGCTGAGTCAGACATTAAATTTGACCAACTCATACATGAAGGCAATCAATGGATACATCTAAGCATAGACCCACGTAATCGTAGAGAATTACTTACAGCGCATTTTAAAGGTGGCAAAGCTAGCTATACGAAAGGCATCGCATGAAGAAATGGTATAAATCCAAGGTTTTATGGTTTAACGTAGCTGTGGCTATTGGTGCAGCGGTTGAGTCATCGCTATCATTGATAGAAGGTTACTTTGACCCAAGAATGTTTTTAGGTTTAATTGGTTTAACGGCTGGCGTTAATGTTGTGTTACGATTCTTAACTACCACCGGAGTATCTAAGTGATACCTTTGACCTTTAACTGGAAACACGCATTAATTGCCGGTGCTATCTTTATGGCATTTAGTGCTGGGTGGACTGTCAATGGGTGGAGGCACGATGCGTCATTAAAGCAAGCATTACAAGAAAACATAGAACTACAAAAAGTATATGATGACTATGCTAGAGAAGTAATTTCAAAAAATATAAATGAAAAAGTTGAAATTCAAGATAGAAAGGTGTCAAGAAATGAACAAATTAAAAGTATTACGGACAATCGTGTTTGTTTCGCTAATTGGGACTCAGTTAGGATGTGGAATGAATCCATTTCGGACAAACCAAGTATGTCCAAGAATACCAATAGAATTGATGACAGTACCAGAGCCACTTCCATTACCAATGCCGAAATCTTAGAAAATATAAATGAGAACGGAGCTAGGTGGGCGGAATGCAGAACAAAAATGCAAAGCATAAGGGAGTTGGATGCTAAATGGTTTGGAGAACAAAATGAGTAGTTATCAACCTAACATAATTAAACGATTTATGGATAAAGTTAAAATTACTGATACCTGTTGGATATGGACAGCATCAATGAAAACAGAAAGATATGGTGCATTTAATTTAAATAAAAAAGTACAATTTTCACATAGAGTTGCGTATAGACTTTTTATTGGTGAAATACCAGACAATATGGAAGTTTGTCATCAATGTGATACTACTACTTGTGTAAATCCAAAGCATTTATTCTTAGGTACACATAAAGATAATATGATGGATTCTGCAAAAAAAGGTAGATTAAACAATCCTAAAGCCAAATTAAATCCAGATAAAATACGTTATATTAGAAAACAACACAGGCAAGGCGTTAGTCAAGCGGATTTATGTCGTGAATTTAATTACAGCACCGGAAGCATGAGCAATATAATTTCAGGCAAATCATGGTCGCACGTTGTATGACCAGCTTAATGCGCTAATAGACTGGTATGAGAATAATAAATAAGGATAGGTTATGGCAAACTGGTGGGATAAAAAGTTAACAGATAAACAAAAATTTAGGTTGCAAGAGCCAAAAGACCCAAGCCTACTTGATGTTGTATCTACTGTGCCAAATCCTGTAGGTGATGTTGCGTCTGGCTTACTAGCAGCACAAGACGTGTCAAAAGGTAATTATGGTACTGCTGCATTGAATGCTTTAGGGTTGTTGCCATTTGTGCCTAGCATGGGTGCTACTATTAAAAATGTAGGAAAAGCAGCAAAAACCAAGTTTGAAGTAGCGCATGATGTAGCTCAACGCAGAGCAGCATTACCTATTAGCGAAGGTGGTCTTGGATTGCCAGCAAATAATACTGCTATGGATAGAGCTAAAGCTATTGGGTTTGATGTTGATAATATAATGTATCATGGCACAAATAAAAAATTTAATGAATTTAAAGATTGGCGAACTAATAAAAATCGTGGTGGATTAGAAGGAATATTTTTTACGGATGATAAGTCTTTAGCAAAGGAATATGGGAGAAATGTTAAAGATGTATATCTTAAAAAGGGAAATGTTAATTCTTATGATGCTGAAGGCAAATCATTTTCAGATTCTAAAACACAAGATTTTTTATCAAACGCAGTCCGCAGACTTTATGGGAATTCTAGTGTTGAAATGAAAAACTTTGTTGATTCTCCAAACCCATGGATGAATTATGAAACAAATCCATCAACAGTTGTTGCTGTAAATATGCCATCTCAAATTCGTTCACCTAACGCTGCTTTTGATCCATTTAGACGTAATGATGCAGACATACTAGCTGGTTTAGCTCCATTATCAGTTGGAAGTTTACTTGGGTTAAACACATATAATAATATGCAAGAAACACCAAAGAAAGAAAAGAAAACTAAGTAATCATACCTATATTACAGATATGTCTTTTTATTTAAGCATATCTGAATTAATTGTAAGCCTAGATACTTCACCATAACGCTTGTCGTATGTTATTACTTTAGCGTCACGACCAGTTAGCCATCCACCACGAGCAGCATAGGCATCAGCAGGTGCTAAAACAATTTACCTTTTGTTAAAGCAAATTTGTATGGGTCTTTTGCATTCTTTGTTAGATTGCAAGTTGGACAAGCAATAACTAAGTTATCAACAGTATGTGTGCCACCTTTTGATAACGGATCATAATGGTCAATGTGATAGGCATCATTGCAATTAATTCCACAGCAATAACATACTTTAATTTGTAGCTTTAGCCAATTATTTATTTTTGAAAAGCTATCTCCATTTTTTTCAATAGCTCGTCTTTTTGCATCATAATTAAAGCAAATTATTTTTCTTTTTTCTTTGTTATTTTTTACTCAATTACTTGCTCTTTCAATACATTTATCTGCATTTAATGCACGATATTTAATGTCATATTGTTTTTTATTTTCTTTATTATTAATTCTATATTCTTTGCATTTATTTTGCCATTTAATGCTGGACTTTACTTTTTCATACCAAGCTTTTTTACCAGTTAATACTTTATCTATATTTTTTAATTTACTTTTATTATTTATAGCACGTACTTTTTCTTTATTATTTTTATAATAATTTCTTTGCCGTTTATTAAAATGCTCTTTGTTGTTGGCATACTTTATTTTTCTTATTATATTTAGACATTCTCTACAAGAAGGCTGACACCCATCTTTATTACGTTTATCTGGGCTAAAATCTGATTTATTTTTAAGCTGTTTGCATTTGTTGCATATTTTGGTGTTATTATCTGTATAAGTCATTTCAATTCCTGTAAATTGATTATGATTAGTGGGAAGTAGTTAGCGCTACTTCCCATGATTATATACCTAGATTAAACCGAAAACACTTCTTTTTTATCACTCCCAGTATCTAAAGCATTATCAAGCCTATCTCTTATTTCTTGTATAGGTAATAACCTTCTTCCTACTTCACCATAAGTTTTTGATCGTAAAATTATTGTAATTGATTTTCTATTTCTCCATCCATTATCGTGAGCATATCTATCTAAAGCAGCAAGATGATTAAATGACTCAATAATAATACTTGGGTATTCTTTCATTACACTTCCATGATGAACATGACCAATATCAATATAATGAAATTCAGTTTCTCCATAATCTTTTCTAAAATCAGTAATCATTACATCAGCTAATCTATTAGGTTTACATTTGTCGCTATGATGTGTCATAACTAAAGTTTTACCCATACGATACGCAATAAATACAGAATCATTATTTAATATATTTACTCTATTAGTATGCCCATACGCAACACGTAATAACTCAGCCATCCAAATGTCATTTGTTCTACTATGATTACCTTGATTTATTATGACATCTACAAATTTAGATTTAGTAAGCGCTTTTTCAATAATAAATCGCATAACCCTAGAATAAACTTTAATCATTCTTGGAAAACGTGAGTCATAATCTAATACGTGACCGCTTGCTTCTGTTGTAGCTGAAAAGTTTTCATAATGCGTCATATCGCCTAAATCATTAATTACGACTCTTTCGCAAGCTGGTAACTCATCAATTAATATACTAATTGCTTTGCATAATTCTGTTTCAGCTATTTTTAAATCAAAATTTTCACCAACTTCATTTTTGTGCGATAAAAGACCTAAATGACCATCGCCAATTTGTATAAATGGAATAATGTCTGTTTGATAATTTAATGGTGAAGGCTGAACTTCTATTGCAGTTGCTTCTTCATAAAATGAGCCAATAGCTTCTTTTACAAATTCTAGATATTTTTGATCGTCTATACGGGTCTTTACCCATTGCCCAGACGCTTTACCTTCAGCATTGTAGTATGTAGATACACCACGCACAATAAACGGCTCTGGCGCTACTCTAGTCATGTCGTGATTGGGTGAGTAACCTGCTAGTGCTGCCTTAACTTTTAAAGCCTTGTTAGAATTATCAATTACGCTAGATGCAACATTATAAAACTTAGCAGCCTGTCTATTAGATCCTAACTCGCAAGACTTTGAGTAGTATTGCCATTGCTTGTCTGTAGCAAATTCAGCTAACTTATCATCTATCATACATATCCCTATGTTTTTGCTTATTATATACATATTTAGCATAGTATGTAGATATTATTAGCCCTACCACAATCCCTAGTATAAAAGACTCTTTGTAACACAAGATGTAGTCTATGGTATACATAATTATCATAAAATATGTATTATTTTACACACTTTTGATCACATAATCCTAGACCACGCTTTAGTAGAGTTTCAAAACCTAGCTGGATAAGATATCTTTTGCCTTCTTCATCTAATTCTAAATCTACAGTTCCACTACCATCTGGATTGTCTTTTACCTCGCCTATTATTTCTATCTTCATAATGTGTCCTATAGTTTAAAATATATACTATATATATACTATTAGTTTACTTTTGCTTGTAATTTTAAACTGTTTATTACATACAAACTTTTTTACCTGTTATAGATTAGATGCAAAGTAACATAAATGTTACCTTAACCTACTTAAAGCGACTTTTATGAACCACTTTGCAATATAGTAGCGACTAAACTGAAGTGCCTATGTAAGTAGCCTTACTATCTTTAAATTGCACTTCCACAGAGCATGGTTGTCCTTTTGTGCCATTCATTATCTTATACAGCCCAAAGCCAATAGACACTATGCAGATAAGTAGCAATGTTGCTACAACTACGGTGGCTCTATCGTATTTATTGTTCATAATATCCACCATAATATGTAATTAACACATCTAATGCTTTAATTATCTTTTTATCCTGTTTAATATCATCAGGATGCACAGATTCATTTAATCTTATTATTTGTTTTGAGTTTTTAAGATGCGACAACACAATAGAATCTAACGCATCCGATATTACATTATCATCATCAATCTCAATCGCTATCTTCATAATGACTCCCATCGTTACCGTTTTGTCCAATAATATCAATACGACTTTCATCCCATTCTACTGGCTTTTTCTTTTTACCAAAGATACGGTCAAAGCCTTCGTCAAACTTTTCTTTTTGTTGTTTGTTGCCATATTTAGACGCTAAACTATCGCCAGTTATATCATTGCTTGCCATAGGTAGACTCCATAAATTTATTGGTTTTAATAATAGGTCGTGCCATTTTATTTTCATAACACGACCCGTATGCTAGAACGGCAAATCTGAGTCCACATCATCCATAGGATCAGCCTTTGCTGGCGCACTTGAAATCTTAGTTTCTGCTTTACCACCTAGCAAGGTTACATCGTTAACACGGCACTCTAGGCTTGATTTCTCTGTGCCATCCTTGGCTTTGTATTGCCTTTGGCTAATCTCGCCTGTAATGCCTATCTGTGTGCCTTTTAGAAGCATTGGCGCTAATATCTCTGCACGTTTCCCCCAAAGATTGCAGTTTAGCCATGTTGTTGTAGCTTTATCACCGTAACCAGCAGTCAGCGATACTGAGAAATTGCATATTGCATCTTGGTTAGCTGTGTAACTTAATTTTGCGTCTTGTCCTAAGCGACCTGTTGCTGCTAATAAATTCATTTTAGTTCCTTTAGTTTAGTTGTTAAATCTGACACTTCTGTTAAAAACAATTTTACTGCTTTTTCTGTTTCAGCGATGTAATCGTCATCACGATCAACACGTACTACAAATAATGCTAGATTATCACCTACCGTTGGGCAGTAGCTAACAAAGTCACACCACTTAGCACCGGTACAAGCCATCTGCCATTGCATCTGCGGTATATACTTGCTAGGCGCTTTGCTGGACAGTAGCGTATCTATATGGTTGGCTGCCGTAGGGCATTTAATCTCTACCAATCCATCTCCTACAATACCATCTGGACTAGCACCAGACATCTCAATGCTTGGGTGATCAATAAAGCCTACCTCTGTCACAGTAACGCTTTGCTTAAACTCGTATGCTGCTCTGGCTAGTGGCTCTAGCTCAATGCCACGTTCCATGTGTGAGTTAGTAAAGGCTTCATCACGTTGCCCTGTTAGACGCTGACAAACTAGCTCCATGCGATAGTTCTTACGGCTAGCAGACTCACCTGTCTTAATGGTAGCCAATACATCTGCCACACGACTAGCTGTTACCTTGCCAATTCGTGCGTCAAACCATTCTTGCGAACCTTGTTCCATTATTTAATCCTTGGCATTGATTTTGAAAGTAAATACTTGTGACCCATTTGCTTGATAGCTTCCGCTATTTTAGCATCACGGTCTGCTAACTCTTTTTGACTTGGCGGAGTTAATCCATATAGTGATTTAATAATCATAATTTATATTCCCTTGTTTTAATCATTTCATCTGCATACTTATAAGCTGATTCTGGAAACCAGCCAATACTTGCTGGCTTAAACTCTTCATTATATTTTTTTGATTTTGCTTCTTCAAATTTAACAATTTGATAATTTGCTAATAATCCTTGTAATGCCATTGCAGCAAAATAATCTCTTAATTCAATGTTATCTGGCTTTGTCATGCTGCCATCCCTTCAAATAATGCTTTCATATCATCTTTTGCTTTTGTTATTGGTGCTGTATATGCTGGGTTAGTTTTAACTTGATTACGCACGTCTATAAACACTTTTTGCAATTCTGCCATTGTTTTAGTATTGCGTATCATAGCAACATAAGCATCTACTGGATCAAGTTCTATAGAAGGCAAATCCTCACCAGCGTAAATATATAAACCTAAACCATGTAACGCAATTGCTTTAACTAGGCATCGCTGTATTGATGTATTGATTTGAAAAGCATTTGGTACTGGAATTGTTTTGTTGTTGTTATCTAACACAGGATGGATCTGGCTTAATGTAATTCCATCTACAGTAACAGCTACCTCAACAAAGTAACCACATTCTGTTTTGCAGAACGGTAAGCCATCTGTCTTAATAACTTCCCATGTCGCTGTTGGTGATGCTTTGCGTAGCTCTGCTACAGCCCATGCCCAAGACAAATAAGTAAACTGACCTTTCTTCTCTACGTGCTGGTTTACATCTATACCGTTTAGTGTTTTAAATACTGACATTCTGATCTCCTCGTAATTCGTTTAATTCTTTATTTGCACAATCCAATAGGTACTCTAAGTATTCTTCTAGATCAATAAAATCTGTATCTTGACGATTGTCATCCATTTTAAGCTCCAATGTCATCCATTTTAAGCTCCAATCAACAAATAAGTAAAAGCCAACAAAATAACAGCTAACACAAAACAAGTTCCTTCTATTACAGGCAACCAGTTAAACTTTGGTTTGTGGTTTTTGTAATCAGTCATCTTTATTCTCCTGTTCACGTTTAGCTAATCTTGCTTCTAGTTCTTCAAAATCTTTACGCATTGCTTGAATTTCTGTGATGATTAAATCAAGTATTTCATCACGTAGATTATTTGCTGAGTTATCTGGTAGCATTGCGAGCCTCCTTTGTTTCACGGTCACATTTAGCTTTAAACAAGCAAACTGATGCTTCTATTTCTGCTACACGTGAATACACTTTCTTAACCACTTCATATTGATGAAGTAAGGCGCAAGCTAATTTGTATGAATTGTAGGTATGGTTGACTACTATACCGTTTTCTAAGATGTCCCATCTTTGCTTTGGGAACTTTGTAGATCTGATTGTGTACATTTTTATCTCCACCGTTTCTATTAAGTTGTCGCAGAATTTGCTGCGATGTGTAATAATCGCATATAATAAATACACGGTCAAGCATTTTTTATACAATTATTGAAAATAATTATGAAAACAACAGAACATCAAGAGCAGGTCGCATTAGTCACGTGGTTTCGGCTGCAATATAAGCATTATAAGTATTGTTTATTTGCGATTCCCAATGGCGGATCACGGCATATAGTCACGGCTGTTAAGTTAAAAGCTGAAGGAGTGCTTGCTGGAGTCAGCGATCTGTTCTTAATGATACCTAAAGGCGAGTATCACGGTATGTTTATTGAGATGAAGGCTAAAGGCGGTAAGCTGTCAGAATCACAGAAAGAATTTATAAAAGCAGCTAGTTTAATGAACTACAAAGCTGTAGTATGTTTTGGCTTTGATGAAGCAAAAGAGGCAATCACAAAATACTTGCAGGAAAGTAAGAATTAGTATAAAGTAACACTATCACTTGACGGTGAACAACTAGTAAGCCTTAGTCAACACTCTGCTGGTACTAGCCAGTCCGTCAACATCCCTAAAAAAGATGAGAGTGTTGTCTAGGGCTTTTTTTTGGAGCAAAGAAATGCACTATTACCAATTCAACATTGGGGACTATTATAGTCATACAAAGCATTTATCCCCTATTGAGGATATATGTTACCGCAGATTATTAGACTATTATTACTTACACGAAAAACCACTAACGAGCGATATTGCAAAATTAGCTAGACTGCTAATGCTTAATGAATATCAAGTTGAACTAATGACTGTGCTTGATGAATTTTTTGTTGTTGCTACAGAAGGCTTTATAAATCCTAGGGCAGACAAAGAGATTGAGCAATATCAATCATTTAGTGAAGCTGGTAAGCGTGGGGCTGCTAAGAGGTGGTCAAAGGGTGGTGATAAGGTGGCTATAGGGGGGCTATCAGGGGGTGTATCAGGGGCTAATGCTAACCATAAACCAATAACCACTAACCAAAAACCATTAACCAATATAAATACTAAACGCAAATTAAAACAAGTTTTTAATTATGATGATTACCCTGAGTTTTTAGAGTTTTGGTCAAGTTATCCAATAAAAGAGGGCAAGTTAGATGCGCTTAAGAGTTGGGTAGCATCATCACCGCCAATAGAAAAGGTATTGCAAGCGATACAATGGCAGACTACAAGTAAAAAATGGCAACAGGGCTATATACCAATGCCTGCCACATACTTAAACCAAGGTCGCTGGATGGATGAAGCACCTACAGAAGTATCACCATTCTAATGATTGATACAGACAAAAAGGAATAAAAAATGATAACGATAAATAAAGCAACCTTGCATAACATGGATTGCATGGAGTTGATGAAACAATATCCTGACGGTTATTTTGATTTGGCTATTGTTGACCCACCTTATCGTGATGAAAATCAACCAACAAAAGATATGAGGGCTAGGGGTAGCATGAAAACATTAGAAGGTCGCCCAACGCCTGCATATTACGAAGAATTGTATCGTGTAAGTAAAAATCAAATTATATGGGGTGCTAATAATTTTCAACTTCCACAATTCAAAGGGTTTGTTGTTTGGGAAAAAGGTATCCCCGAAGATTTTACAATGAGCATTGCTTGCAACAATTTAGGCTTTGAATTGGTGGCTTGTGAATTAGACCAAGATTACTTTAACGCAAGCGTAGAACGCATAAAGCGTGAAGCACAACAAGAAAGGTTATTTGCATGATTGAATCTGACAAAAAAGCATTTAAAGACATGGTAAATGCTGTATTTACTATTTATGGCAAACCATTACCAGAGAAAGAAGTGCTACGAGTTTGGTGGCATAAGTTAGAACGATTTGAGTTTCATATTGTTGGTCGTGCATTTGACCATTGGACAGACTCGCCTAACAAGTTGCCACAGCCAGCAGACATCATACAGCTATGCAAGCCTAGAGAAGCCGAGTATCACGCATTGCCAGCACCAATAAGCCATGCAGAAAATAAAGAGAATGTGGATAAGTTGAACAAGTTTATTGCAGACAAGCTAAAGCCCACTACGGACTACCATGCTTGGGCTAAACGTATCTTACGTAATCCGCAGAACTTTCCAGAAACATCAGTAGAAGCTGCTAGAAAAGTTTTAGGTGATAATTATGTTGTGGAAGCAAGTTGATCCGTATCACATAACATCAGGTAGCTGGACTATTGCCAAATACTTCTCACCTAACGGCACTAAGTATGGTCTGAGTCAGAATAACAAAAACTTAGGCTACTACGATACGTTAGAGAAGGCTAAACGCAACGCCAAAGATTAGTTGCATTTTTTATACAGCGTGCTATATAATAATTCTATCAACAACAGAAAGGGTTATTAATGACGCACACAGAGTTTAAAGAGTTTCGCAGCAAGACAGGCTTATCACAAAAAGAGTTTGGCAGTCGTATATTTAAGACCAGAGATAGCATTGCTAAGTATGAGTCTGGTCGCTTCACAATACCTGCTTACATTGATGTATTGTTAAAGGCTACGTTTAGTGATTTCGTGTAATGAATGGTTACAGCGTATGAAGGCGCTGGCTTTACCGGTAAGTTTCGTGCAACGGATGGTGTAAGAGTATTTACTGGCGAAATCAAAGCTGAAAAAATAGAAACGGTGAAGGTCAAGACTTCTACAGAGTCACGACAAAAAATAAAGGAAATGTTTCATGGAAGTTAAAAACTATAACATTAGCACAAGTAATCTGCCTTACTTGTTTGAAAAGATTAAGGCGCTAGATTTATCACAAGGTTATGTGGCTAACGTAACACTTAAATCACACACTCGCAATTTAGAACAAAACTCACGCTTGTGGAAGCTATACACATCGCTAGGCAATTACATTGGCGAGTCATCAGATAAAGTACATGAGCTTATGGGTTGGAAGTTTCTACGCAGTCAAAGTGTAGTCAATGGCGAAACGATTGAAGTCATTAAGAGTACGACTAAGCTAACAACAGCAGAGATGGCAGACTACCAGCGTCACATAGAAATATGGGCTGGCAGTATTGGATTTGTGTTTAATGAGGATTACTCATGATTGCAGTATTATTTGCTAGGTCTGATAGCGCATACAAAAATGATGTTGACTTTGATGTGTATGATATACATCGTGATGCAAGACAATTTTGTAAAAAAATGCCTGTATTAGCGCACCCACCTTGCAGAGCATGGGGACAGTTAAGTCACATGGCAAATCCTAGAGAAGGTGAAAAACAACTGGCATATTTTGCATTAGCTCAAGTTAGATTAAACGGTGGCGCATTAGAACACCCATCAAGCAGCAGATTATTTAAAGATGCAGATTTACCAATAGGAATGATACAAGATGATTTTGGTGGATTTACAGTTGAAATAGAACAATATGATTTTGGTCATGTGGCA